CTAAATGGGCATCGGCATCTGCGGCCTTAGGGTCAATAGACATATACTGACTTACTATGTCTATACCTGCGTCTACATATTCTTTTGATCCATTAATGACAGTTTGGAATAACTCTTCAATTTTCTTAATAATATCCGGGTCAACTTTAGGTTTAGCAGTGGCTCCAAATGCGGCTTTGTCATTATTGTTAGCCCATCCAGTAGGTGTAGCACTTGGTTCTTGTTGTCTGCTGGCAATCAATGTACCCGCAAATGCTTTTAATGAATCAGCTGCTGGTTGAAGCGACGCAGGTGGAGGAGAATTTACATTATATGTAGTTTGGCTGCCTCCAATTACCGATGTCGCTCCAGAATCTAAAGAGTTGTTTGTCCCAGCACTGGGTAGTCCCGCAAATGGATTAGCCCCTGCTGTTGACTTTAGTGTTTCGGTTAAGTTTTTAGTACTAACATCAGGTAGTCCGCCTAGCGGACTAACATTGAACTGATCAGCAACCGCATTAAGCACTGTAGGGTCATTAATCTTAGACATTGCCAAATCAATACGATCCTTGTACACTGGATTATCAATGTCGTCTGGGTCAACGCCTACTTTCTTTAGCATACTAGTAATGCCCGTTGAATTTCCCATCTTACTTGATTTTAGTTGTTTAAATAATCCGGCCGATTTGCCAAAGCTAGCCATGTCACTCATATTAAACATGCCACCCGTAGCACTCATACAGTCACCTACTTTAGATAAGTCGCCTAATGAAGATGTCAGACCTTGATCTGCTAGGTCACTGATTTTTTCAATTCCACTACCAAAACTTTTTAAGTTAACGTTAGAGCAAAATGCTGTTACTTTCTTTAATTCTATAGCATCACCAATATGTGCGCGAGCTTGATTGAATTTCTGCATAAAGCCGCCTGGGCCACCTGCCATCATATTGTTTGCGGTAGTTAGTAACGATGACGCCGCGGCGTTGGCCGACGCCCCCAATGATGGATTAGTTAAGTATACCTGTTGTAACTTAGTAGCTGCCGCAGTAACATCTGGATGTATCTGTAAGCCTTCCCCTTTAGAAAAGCCAACCATTGCGGTAATAGTTGCCGGTGTCAATGACCCTTTGGGTAATCCAACGGTATTATATTGCCCCTCGGCAACTACCGTCATATTCCGTGCGCTAGCGATCATGTCTGACATATCTTATTCCTAGGTAATAATACCACTTGCTGGTTCAATACCAGTAGTAGTTTGAATATAGTGATTTACTATTTCTTTTTGTGTAGTAGCATGAAACATTACATGATTTTTACCTAATGTAACACTCTTGCCCAACTCACTGGTGAACAAACTCTGTAGTAAACCGATACCACGTTGGCTAGGCATTACCGTACAAGGTTTGTTAATCACATACCCTTGATCATTCTCTTCTACAATTTTTGCTACAATTTCGTCACCGTTGACTAATTTAAATGTTACGATGTCGTCTTTTTCATACTTGTTAGCTACTAGCATTGATATCCTCTACTCGTTGATTGATCTCACTTGCGGACAATTCCGCAATATCTTTATAACCATTTTCCCAAGCTAATGTTTCACCTACATAGTATTGGGGTAATGGAAATTTACTCACAGGACGGTTAGAAGTTACTAAAAATTCTGCCGCTTGTACGTTAGCACCTACGTTAACTTCATCGAAGTCAATGCTTAAATTTTTTAATTGCTGTCTTGCCACTGTAGAACGAATGCCGTTATCTACATATATTGTTAGTTTTGCCATTTTATGCTCCTGCTAATCTAGCTGTTAATTCTTCGTCAGACAATCGAGCTAACCCTTGGTAACCACCTTCTACAAAGAGTTCACCATCTAAATATAGTTGTGGCACTGTACGATGATTCTGTTCTAGCAACCATTCACGTGCTTCGTTATCTTCATCAATCTTCACTACGTCAAATGATATTCCTTTCTTTGTTAGTAGACCTTTGGCCTGCTCGCAAAATGGGCAATTGTTTTTACTATATACTGTTAGCATTTTTTCTCTCTCTTATAAACTTGGTAATTCATCATAGTCAATACTATCGCCCATTACACCAATGACGTAGTTAGTTGACTCTGATTCTTGTAGGGCTGTTTGTTTTTTACTTGTATCGCTGTGCTTATTAAACCAAGGAATAGGAGTAGTCTTTGGTGCTGGGCTTTGGTATCTAATACCAATTTGTTTTAGAGCATCTACGGCTGTATAATCAACAAAATCTTTCAATATATTAGCGTTTAAGCCAATAACTGGACCCATTTTAAATAGATAATCGGCCCAGAACTTTTCTTCACGGATGACATCTAGGTACATTTGATATACTTCAGCTTCGCATTCTGCTTTGATCGCAGCAAAGCGCGGATCTTCTTTTACCACTTGATTAATTAAGAACGCAGTCCACTCTTTGTGTAGTAGTTCATCTTGTAGGATTAGACTAATGATATTACCGTTGCCAATAAAGATCTTGTTCTCTACCATGGCCAAGCTAGTAGCAAAGCTAACCATAAAGCGGAATGCTTCTAGTCCATAGCTAGCATGTAAAGCTAACCAAATTGCTTTGATGTGTTCTGTTTCTGTTACCTTTTCGCCCATCTCTTTACGACAATTAATTTGATGTAATTTATCATAGTAGTTGCCGATGGTACTGGCCATGCCCACAATCTCTTGTGTATCGTGAATGGTGTTAAACACATCCTTTGGTATATTATAGATATTACGAATAATGTGGCTGTAGCTCTTACTATGAATGTTAGTTTCAAAGAAACTCCAGTTGCTGATAAGTGCTTCTAGTTCTGGAATACTTACTACTGGTCCAAATACTTGATTAGGTGCGCGGCCTTGTAGACTATCTAATGCTGTTTGACGTAGCAGGTTGCTGGTAAAGATATGTTTAACAGCATCACTAGCATCTTTAAAGTCGTTAGCATCTTTACTTAGGCTAACTTCTTCTGGTTGCCAAAAGAAACCGCGGGCTGTAGCTTCAAAGTTAGCAATCTTATTATATTTAACTTCTTCAAACCGCTGGATAGTTACCGGACCTGCTGGATCCAAAAACATCTTGCGATGTAGATAGTCTGTTTTAGTACTTAAATCGTATTGTTCTTTTGACATTTATAGTTTATCCCATTCGTTATCTTTTGTTGGTATCCACCCATTTCTAAAATATTTTACCATATTCATATACGGGCTGATTGTTTTGTTATCGTACATTGTACCATTTAATATTCTATATAATTTACAATAGGAAGGTTTGTTACTACTTAACCAAATATTGTAAATCTCATCTGCTCGTTTCCACACACTTTTAGTATAATCTGTTGCCCTTGGGTGGTTCCACGGTTTTAATCCAGCACACGGATTATTCATCTTCATCCTATTAGAAAACAACTCTAACGATTTATCTGAAAAATTTACTTTATTCTTGTATCCTGATTTACCTTTATTCCAAGTTCCATTTAATTTAGATGGATTGTTTGGGCCTTTCATATATTCAGAATACTGTCTCTTAAGCCAACCGTATGCTTTGTTGTTTCTTTTTACATTATTGTTTGATGATACCATAAACATAGCTGCTTTAACTAATCGTATATTGTTTGGGTATATTCTAACCAACAACAAATGACACAAATAATGCTCTTCTGGAGTCAGCGAAACTAAATTTTTCTCTTCATCTGTTCCGCCTATACACTTTGGAACAATATGATGTTTTTCACTATACCCTTCTAATATTCTATTCTGCCCTCTATCAACAATATTGTTATATATTTTTCGATAATCCATTGAAGTCTCCTATAAACTTATTTATCATAGTTTACAGAAAACTTATAGTTTACACGCTATAACTTACAAGATTCACATTCCCCGTCTTCAATATATTCTTCAACTTGTTTTGTCTGTGGTGGTAAATCTTCTGCTACTGCTTTACTGCCCTGTTTGTTAATCAAGCTATAGTAGAATGTTTTAATACCCCACAATTGAGCCTGCATCAAGTTCTTAGCAATCAATGTAGTTGGTACTTTACGATCTGCCCAGTGTGCTGGATTATAGAAAGTGTTGGTACTAATACTTTGATCTACATAGGCTGCAATAACAGCCGCAGTTTTCAAGTAGGCCGCACAGTCAGTTTGTTCCCACATGAGTTGATATTTATTCTTTAACTTGTGATATTCTGGAACAACCTGTATAAACGAGCCAGCTTTTGATTCTTTAACTGAAATCAAACTCATTGGCATTTCGATGCCGTTAGTTGAGTTGATGACCACACTAGAACTTTCAACTGGAGCCACTGCCATTAGGGTAGCATTACGCACACCATAACTACGCATATCGCTACGTAACTGTTCCCAATCTAATTCTGGAGTAAAGTCAGCTAGTTCATTAACGCCTTTAGCACGTAGTTCCCAAGGAAAGATTCCTTTACCATAACGTGTCTTGCTACTGTGTAGACAAGCACCACGTTCTTTAGCTAGTTCAACTGTGGCTTCTGTTAGATAGAATGCCTGATGCTCCATCCAAGATTTAACTTCTTGTAGGGCATCCTTTTCGCCATATTTGAAGCTACGTTTTGCATGCCAGTAGGCTAAGTTTGTAATACCAATACCCAAAGGTTGGATTTCATCGTTGCTTAACTTGCTTTGTATGCTTAGGAAATCTTGATAGTCTAAGATGTTACATAAGCTACGTTGTAGGATGCGACAAGAACGTCGCATGTCTTCTGGATTGCGGAAAGCACCCCAATTTATACTACCTAATGTACACAGGGCAATGCGACCATCGGCGTCATCTAATCGTTTGAAACTCTTAGTGGGTAGTAAAATTTCGCAACACAGATTACTTTGATAGATAGTGTGATACTCTGGGTCAAACGGACCTTGGTTCATTACGTTGTCAATGAACACCAAATAGATACGACCTGTATCTGTACGCTCTTTCAATATACCACCTTTGAATACTTCTTCGGCGGCCATTTGTTTCTTACGTAGACCTTTTTGTTTTTCATACTTAACATAAAGCTCTTCGAACTTAGCTGTATCTTTATAGAACGCTTCGTATAAGTCAGGTACTTCGTTAGGATCAAAGAATGTAATCATTTCTTTGTTCTTAAATCTGCGCCAGAAGAAGCTAGATAATACCACGCCATAGTCCATATGACGAACACGGGTTTCTTCTGTTCCTTGATTGTTTTTCAACACAATCAAATCATCAAACTGATGATGCCAGATAGGATAAAACACAGTAGCTGATGCGTTACGTATACCGCCTTGCGAACAGCTACGTAGATCACCAAACCACTTCTTAAGGAAAGGAATCATACCTGTGTGCATGATCTCACCGCCTCGTATAGGACTCCCTAAGGGGCGCAAACGACCTATTTCTAAACCAATGCCAGCACGCTTACTAGCATACTTGGCCATCATTTCCCCACTAGCAAAAATACTATCAAGATCATCGTCACTGCGAATAAGTACACAGCTAGAAAATTGCTTAGTTGGGGTACCAAGACCAGCAAGCACAGGTGTAGCAAGAGTGAAAAGGCCATCGCTAGCGGCATTGTAGTATTCCTTGATAAATTTTAATCTTTGATTCAGATGTTCTTTGTGCATTACTGTTGCCGCAGCAACCATGTAACGCACCTGAGGAGTTTCGTAGATTTGTTTAGTACTGCGGTTACGTACAAGGTATTTCTCGATTAACTGTTCAATCGCAGCATAACTATATTCTTCGTCTTTGGCATGTTCGATGAAATCATTCATCTTATTCCAATCTTCTTGACTATACCATTCTAGCAGTTCTGGAGTATATAACCCAGTGGCTACGTTAGTCTTAACAATTTCATATAGATGAGGAGGTTCATAGTCGCCATATACATCTTTGCGCAGCATTGATAAACGCTGTTTACCTGCTACGTGTTGATAGTTTACATGACCTACATCTGGATTTGATTCTACGTCGATCAAGTCAACAATCGCTCGCAGTGTAATTTCGTCAATTTCACGTGTGCTGATACCATCGTAAAAGTGTGGTTGTGCTTTGATTTCAATCATTGACTGACTTACATCAGCAATACCAGCACATACCTTTGTAACCTGCGCTTGCCATTTGTCAACTGCCAAAGGCACTCGTGCTCCACTGCGTTTTGTGACTTGAATAATACTCACTTGAATAACCTCTTTTAATATTTGTCTAACTGTAGATCTTCTGTTGTATAACTGTACAGTAATTGTAATTCTGTTTCTTCTATTTGTTTTGTATTTACTATCTCGTAGGGCCAGTAATTAAGAATATATTTCCCATCATCAATCCACACTACATTGTATCTGTTCTTTTCTTTAAAATCATAATATACTCTAAGTTCTAATGGAACTGTTTTATGACT